AAGAAACTTGTTTCTGAACTTGGGGGAGGGCTTTTGCTCTCCCCTTTTTTCTTTATAAATACTATAAAGGAAGAAAACTATGGTAAAACTTAATCCACTTGCACGACAACCAAATAATCTAGACTTTGCATCACCGACTCAGTTTAGATTTAATTTGTTGAAAACACCTAACGTAGAATATTTTGTCACATCTGTAAACTTGCCTGGCATTAGTTTTAGTGGTGAAGCAAATATGAATACACGTTTTAAGAGTATTTCTCTAATGGGAGATACACTTGAATTTGAAAATTTAGAATTAACATTCCTCGTGAATGAAGATTTATCAAACTATCGTGAAGTACATGATTGGATTACTGGAATTGGTTTTCCAAAGGATACTGAACAGTTTAGAACTGCATCTTTAGAAAATTCTGAATTGAGACCTAATACATCAAATTTAAATAATCCGAATACTATGGCTTCTGATGCAAGTCTTACACTTCTTACAAATAAAAATAATCCAACACTCAGAGTGAATTTCAAAAATTGTTATCCCAACTCTCTTTCTGGATTAACATATAATACACAGGTTACTGACACAGAACAACTAACGGCAACTGCAAGTTTTAAATACGATTTTTACGAATTTGAAACTTTATAAATATACCGAGCAGACAATGGTTGACTTGGACAATCATAGTTTGAGTCTCTTTTAAAGAGATAATATAGTAACGCAAGTTACAACCCACTCTGCTCACTTTTATTATTAGGATGCGAAATATAATGACACTTGAAGAACTACAGGCTCAGGCCGCAAAAGACTTAGAAATCGACAATATAGAACTTGGTGATGAATCACTTAGGTCTGCAAGTCTACATCAAAAATACCTAACCATATACAATAACTTTAGACAACTCGTTCTTATGAATGAGGGTACTTACAATGTACTCAAACGTAAGAAGTGGGAGTACTATGGTGGTAAAGCATCGCCAGAAGTCTATCGTGACAATCCTTTTGACCACAAAATTCTAAAACAAGACATTCCACTTTATCTGGATTCTGATGAAGAACTCATCAAAGCAAAACAGAAAGTAGAATACTATAAGATGTGTCAAGATTCTTGTGAACGGATTCTGAAACAAATTCAATCTCGTGGTTGGGATATTAAAAACGCAATTGAATGGCGTAAATTTGTGGATGGGGCAATATGAGATATTGTCAACCATACATCATTGAACGTATTGGTGCAATAACCATATCTAAAGCTCTCGCAAAAGTTAATACTCAGTTAGAGGACGCAAAGATAGTGGGTGCAAGTGGACAAGTTCGCAGAAGCACTAAGGTTGATTGGATTAATGATAAAGATGTTTTAACAACATTCTTGGAATATGCACAAGCGGCAAATAAAAATGCTGGGTGGGATTTTCATATTGATGTTATAGAACCACTACAATATGCAGAGTATTCTATTGAAGATGAGTTTGGATGGCATATTGATCAACACAACAAACCATATGATGACGGCAGAGTGAGGAAGATTAGTTTCTCTATTTTTCTGAATGATGATTATGAAGGTGGTGAGTTTGATATAGAAACAGGAAACCCACAGGAAGAAAAAAGATATACAACAATTAAAAGACAACCAAATACTGGTTTTTTCTTTCAATCGCACTATTGGCATAGAGTAAGACCAATTACTAAAGGTGTACGCAAAAGTTTAGTTGGATGGGTACTTGGGCCTAAATTTAAATGACCATAATCACCAAAAAGAATGAAGTATACCTACAAGTAGAAACTGAACCCTCAACTGCAAGGGCGATTTCTGACTTCTTTACGTTTGAGGTGCCAGGCGCAAGGTTTATGCCTGCGTATCGCAATCGTATTTGGGATGGAAAGATTAGATTATTTTCTCCATCAACAGGAGAACTTTATCTTGGATTACTGCCATATTTACAAAAATATTTGACAGACTATGAAGAAGAATTTACAATAAGTGAGGAATTAAAAAATGAAAAAACAATCGACAGACCAACTCTTGATGGATTCATTAGACAGCTTAGACTTCGATCCAGTGGAAGAAATATCAAACCTCGTGATTATCAAATTGATGCCGTGGATTATGCTATCCGAAATCATAGGGCCCTTCTTCTTAGCCCTACTGCTTCTGGTAAGTCACTTATAATCTATATTCTGGTAAGGTATTATCAATTACTATTACAAGAAACCCAACAAGACAAAATCCTTATTCTTGTTCCGACAACATCTCTGGTTGAACAGATGTATTCTGATTTTATCGACTATGGATGGCAAGAAGAGTATATGCAGAAGATATACAGTGGACATGATAAGAATGTAACTAAACGTGTTGTCATTTCTACTTGGCAGTCTATCTATAAGTTTCCTACAAAATACTTTGAACAGTTTGGTTGCGTTATTGGTGATGAGGCTCATTTATTCAAGGCAAAATCTCTTACATCAATTCTCACAAAACTTCATTTGTGTAAATATAGGTTTGGACTAACTGGTACACTGGATGGTATGCAAACGCATCGCCTAGTACTAGAAGGATTATTTGGAACACTTAATAAAGTTATTACAACAAAAGAACTGATAGATGAAAAGACACTAGCTGAATTTAAGATTAGGGCGCTAGTCTTAACATATCCAGAACATGAGTGTAAACTCGTAAAGGATATGAACTATCAAGACGAAATTGATTTTATTGTTACACACTCAAAAAGAAATGAATTTATAAAAGACTTGACATTAACACTAAAAGGTAATACACTGGTGCTATTTCAATTTGTAGAGAAACATGGAAGTGTTATCTATGATATGATTAAGTCTAACACAGATAGAAAAGTGTTTTATGTGTTTGGTGGTACTGACACCCAAACCAGAGAGGATATTCGTGCAATTACAGAAAAGGAGAGGGATGCCATTATCGTTGCATCTTATGGCACGTTTTCTACTGGTATTAACATTAGGAATCTTCACAACATCGTGTTCTCAAGTCCAAGTAAGTCCAGAGTTCGTACCTTGCAATCAATTGGCCGTGGACTGCGTAGGAGTGAAACTAAGGATTCCGCTATCCTCTTTGATATTGCTGATGACCTCACCTATAAATCAAAAAGAAACTTTACAATTAACCATTTCATGGAACGAATCAACATTTACAATGAAGAACAGTTTGATTATGAAATAAAAAGGATAAAACTAAAATGACAGAAAATAATATAAAAATACTAAAGCTGTCTAGTGGTGAAGAGATTATATGTGATGTTGTTCAGTCTTTGGATTCGCCGTATCTTAGTGTAACCTCTCCTATGAAATTAAATTCATATCCAAAAGCAACAAGAAATGGTATAGAAGAAGTCTTGTCTTTACAGAGGTGGATTCACTTTGCTAAAACCAACACATATGATATCCCCAAGTCTCAAATCATCGTACTTACCGAGGCCTCTTATGGGTTATCAAAGTTTTATCAGTATTGTGTTAGTAAATCTAGAGTGGAAGATGGGGATGTATTAGCTGGAGCTCCCACCAATAGAGAATTAGATGATATTGTTGAGGAAGAATGGGATGAGGAGTTTGGTAGTCCAGACTCTAAGCTTATACATTAGATCTATTCATTCTCAAACCCAGCATAGTAAATATAACCTCTTGTCAAGAGAAAGTCAATAGATTTTTATAATTATTTTTTCTCTTGACATCTGAATCAAGATATAGTATGATGTATCTATTAATCGCACTTTAAGCGACAATATATGTGGAGTTATTATGACTAAAAAACCAAAGGGAGCGCATTATGTCAATAATGCACAGTTCCTAGAAGCAATGAAAGAATGGAAAGAGCGTTGCAAAGAGGCTGAGGAACTAGGTGAACCACAACCACCAGTGACTAATTATATCGGCGAATGCTTCTTGAAAATTGCAAACCACCTTTCTTACCGACCAAATTTTATTAATTACACCTATAGAGAAGAAATGATTTCTGATGGTATTGAAAACTGTCTACAGTATTGTAGCAACTTCAATCCAGATAAATCAAACAATCCTTTTGCGTATTTCACACAAATTATTTACTACGCCTTTATTCGTAGGATACAAAAAGAAAAGAAACAACAACACATCAGACACAAAATAATTGAGAACATGAGTGTTGATGTTCTTGCAGTTGGAGAAGATATGGAACAAGGACAGTTTGTCGATTATCTACAGAAGAACTTTCTACCAGCTGAAGATGTATATAAACCTAAGAAGAAAAAGAAGAGTGAGCCAAAAGGCCTTGAAAAATTTTATGATGATGAGGGTGACGATATAAATGAAAATAGCGCTGATTACTGATACTCACTTTGGCGCCCGTAATGATAGTTTAGCATTTAATGAATACTTCTATAAGTTTTGGGAAGAGATTTTCTTTCCTTACTTAGATGAACACAACATTAAAACGGTTATTCATTTGGGCGACCTTATGGACAGACGTAAGTTTGTTTCATATAAGATTGCAAAAGACTTGCGTGAAAGGTTTATCAAACCTTTTGTTGATAGAGGTATTACTGTCCATATTATGGCAGGGAATCACGACACCTACTATAAAAACACCAATGAAATAAACTCATTATACGAACTGTTAGGTGGCCCAGGCGAGGAGAAATATCCTAACATTCATTGTTATGATGCACCTTTTACTGAAGAGTTTGATGGTACTGGTATTCACTTTATGCCATGGATTTGTACTGAAAACTATGAACAGTCTATGAGAAGTATTGAAATGACTTCTGCACAGATTTGTATGGGGCATTTTGAAATCAATGGTTTTGAGATGCACGCTGGACATTTTTCAGAAAGTGGATATGATAAAGATTTTCTAAGAAAGTTTGATACTGTATTCTCTGGACACTTTCACAAGAAGTCTGATGATAGCCATGTTTATTATCTTGGTAACACCTATCAAATGACTTGGAGTGATGATGGTTGCCCAAAAGGTTTCCATATCTTTGACACAAATACGAGAGAACTAGATCGTATTATTAATCCATACACAATCTTTGAAAAAATCTACTATGATGATTCAACAACAAATTATTCTGATTTTAATGTATTGACATTGAAGGAAAAGTTTGTTAAAATAATCGTTGTTAATAAAAAGGACTTTTATCAGTTCGATAGGTTTATTGACAGAGTTTTGAATGAATCTGGTGCCCATGAGGTAAAGATTGTTGAGGACTTTAGTGAACTTGATGCAGAGAATGTTGATGATGCAATCATTGAGAATGCAGAAGATAACATGACTTTGATTGAGCGTTACATTGATGAACTTGATGTTGACTTAGATAAAAAACGATTGACTAATATGATGAAGTCGTTGTATGTAGAAGCGAGTGACCTAGAACTGTGATTACTTTTAAATATGTACGCTGGAAGAACTTTCTTTCTACTGGCAATAATTTTACAGAAATACAGTTGGATAGAAGTCCAACTACTTTGATCATTGGTGAAAACGGAGCAGGAAAATCAACCATTCTTGATGCACTTTGTTTTGGCCTTTTTAATAAACCATTTCGTAACATCTCAAAATCGCAACTTGTTAATTCAGTTAATGGTAGTGCTTCTATTGTTGAAGTTGAGTTTATTGTTGGTGGTAAAAATGTAAAGGTTATTCGTGGCATCAAACCTAATAAGTTTGAAGTGTATGTAAACGACAACATGATTAACCAAGATGCAAATGCAAGGGATTATCAGAAACATCTAGAACAACAGATTTTGGGATTGAACTATCGTTCTTTCACACAGGTTGTTATTCTAGGTTCTTCTACCTTTGTTCCTTTCATGCAGTTGTCTACAAAGGCACGCCGTGAGGTTGTTGAAGATATTCTAGATATCAAAGTATTCTCTTTGATGAACTTCTTGCTCAAGAACAAGAACAAAGAATTGAATGAAGAGATTCGTAATGTTGAATATCAGTATGATTTGACTAGTGAAAAAATTAATTTACAGGAAAAGTTTATTAAAAATGTAGTTGATAATAAATCTGTTATCATTACAGAAAACAAACAAAAGATTTCTGATAATAACTCTACTATCAATTCTAGAAAAGAAGAAATTAAATCATTTGAGAAAGCTAAAAGTGATTTATCTTTTGATGCAGAGGTAAAAATAAAGACTGAACAGAAACTTAAAAAACTAAGTAAAACTGAAGCCGCACTTCAAAACAGAAAGGCAGAACATGACCGTCAAATCCAATTCTTTCAGAACAACGATGAATGCCCGACTTGCGAACAATCAATTACGGATGCAACAAAGCAGACGCAGACAGAACTTCGCACTGCAAAAATCGGAGAACTTGATACAGCAATCGACAGTTGCAAAACCCTTGAGCGTACCGAACAAGACAGACTCAACACAATCTTAATCGACCTTGAAACCATTCGTCAGCATGATGTTGAGATTGCAAAGATTCGTTCCTCTATTATTGAACTAGAAAAGTTTAATGTCAAGTTGCAGAAAGACATTGAGGCTTATGAAGCTGGTTCTATATCAGAAGATGATAAATCTAAACTTGATGAACTCAAAGGTAAAATTAAATACATTAATGAACAAAAGTCTAAGTTAAACGAGGATAGATTCTATATTGATGTATCACGAAATCTTTTACAAGACAGTGGTATTAAAACTAAGATTGTAAAACAATATTTGCCAATTATGAACAAGTTGGTAAACACATATCTCAGTTCTATGGATTTCTTTGTCAACTTTAATATTGACGAAAACTTTCAAGAAACTATCAAGTCACGTTTTCGTGATGAGTTCTCTTATGCATCATTCTCTGAAGGCGAGAAAATGCGTATCGACTTGGCACTACTCTTTACATGGAGAGCTGTTGCAAAGATGAAAAACTCAACCAATACTAATCTACTCATTCTTGATGAAATCTTTGATTCATCTTTGGATGGTACTGGTACAGATGATTTTCTTAAAATCCTAAACACTTTCCACGATCAGAATGTCTTTGTGATTTCACATAAACAAGATATTCTTTTTGATAAATTTAGAAGTGTAGTTCAGTTTAAGAAAGAAAAGAACTTTAGTCATTTGGTGATGTAATGGGAAAACGTAGTGATTTTGAAAGAATAGAACGAGACTTCTATCCAACACCATATTCGGCAGTTGCACCTCTTATTGCACATCTACCACAAAAACCATTTACCTTTGTGGAGCCATGTGCTGGTGACGGTAGATTGATTGACCACTTGGGGCTGCATAATGGAATGTGCATTCATGCATCTGATATTGAACCACAGTCTGACGAAATAATGGAAATGGATTGTTTTGATGTAAATGCAAAAGCACAATACATTATTACAAATCCACCTTGGAATCGTAAGATACTCCATCCAATGATAGAACATTTTTCTAATATTGCTCCTACATGGTTTCTTTTTGATTCAGATTGGATGCATACAAAACAATCAATTCCCTTCTTGACAAAACTAAAAAAAGTTGTTAGTATAGGAAGAGTAAAGTGGATTGAGGGTAGCAGTAGCGTTGGTAAAGACAATTGCTGTTGGTATCTATTCGACAACACAGATATGGTAAAACCTATCGAATTTTGGGGCAGAACATGATATATAAACTAATTGAGGCAGAAAGTCCATCACTAAATGTGAAGCTGCCTGATGTAACATTTGATGATATTAAAACAAAATATGACTTGACACCACAAGAATTATATGATAATCTAAAAGGTACTATGTCTGCTATGCGTGGTATTGGATTGTCTGCGAATCAATGTGGGCTATCTATTCGTGCATTTGTTATGTACACAGATTTGAAAGATGGAAATGTTGAGATTTACTTCAATCCTAAAATCATTTGGGAATCTGAAGAAACTGAATTCTTTGTTGAGGGGTGTTTAACTTATCCACATTTATTCTTGAATCTCAAAAGGCCAAAGATGATTGAGTTTGAATATATGGACATTAATGGAGAACAAAAGAAGGGCAAGTTTGCTGGACTGACTGCTCGTATCTTCCAACATGAGTATGACCATATGGATGGTAAGAACTTTACTATGTATGCATCAAAGTTGAAGATGGATATGGCCAGAAAAAAACAACAAAAAATGTTGAAAAAAGTTGTAAAAACATCTTGACTTTGTTCTTAAAACAGTCTATACTGTGTATATAAAGTGAGAAAACAAACGGAGAACTTTTATTATGGCACACGAACTTGAAATCGTAAATGGACAGGCCCAGATGGCCTATGTTGGTGAACTTCCTTGGCATGGACTTGGAACTAAAGTAGAACAGGATTTGACTCCTGCTCAATTCCAAGAAGTCGCTGGACTTAACTGGACTGTTGAGAAACAACCAATTGTTACTGCATCTGGTGTTCCTATCAAAAACAAAGAGGCACTTGTTCGTACCTCTGACAACACTGTACTTGATGTTGTTGGTACTGGTTGGAATCCAGTACAGAACTCAGAAGCATTTGAATTCTTCCACGAGTATGTGATGGCTGGTGACATGGAAATGCACACTGCTGGTTCACTGAAAGATGGACAGATGGTTTGGGCACTTGCAAAAACCAAAGAATCATTTGAGTTGTTCAACGGTGACGTTACTGACAACTACTTCTTGTTTACTAACCCACACCAGTTTGGTAAGGCGATTAACATTCGTATGACACCAATTCGTGTAGTATGTAACAACACTCTTACACTGTCTCTATCACAGAATGCAGATAAGATGTTGACTGTAAATCACCGTAAAGAGTTTGATGCTTCTGAAGTCAAAGAACAGATGGGTATCGCTCGTGAGAAGATGGAACAGTACAAGTCAATGGCTGCATTTCTTGGTTCTAAGAAATACACCGCTGATAACGTAATCCAATACTTCAATGAAGTGTTTGGTGCGCCTGCGAAAGAGAAAGTGGATAACGTAATTCCTTTCACTTCTCGTAATTCAAAACTTGCATTTGAGAACTTGGATGTTCAGCCTGGTGCTGAGTTCGCACAAGGAACTTGGTGGACTGCATTCAACTCTGTTACTAACATGACAGACCACTTGCAAGGACGTTCTAATGATGGACGATTGGTTTCATC